GAATTACGCGTTGGCGCTCGTTATCCTGAGGGACGCACAGGAAATGTCAACGCATCTATTGTCACGGGTCAGGGCGTTCAGGCTCTCATGGGCGCGTTCGACACCCAGGTCAAATCTGCACAGGCTGTCTTTGCCAGCGCCCTCCGTGATGTCATTAGCATTTGCTTTGAGGTTGATGAGAAGATTTTCCCAACCGAGAAGACAATCCGCGGTGTGGATTCTGGCGCACCATATGAAATTACATACTCACCAAAGAAGGATATTAAGAACGACTTCAGTGCTGATGTTCGCTACGGTATGCTCGCTGGTTTGAACCCAGCTCAAGGTTTGATATTTATGCTTCAGGCTCTTGGCGGTAAACTTATCTCCAAGGATATGGCAATGCGTGAACTACCATTCACAGTTAACGTCAGCCAAGAAGTTGAGAAGATTGAAATTGAAGATATGCGTCAAGCGCTTTTAGTTTCGCTACAACAGTATACTCAGGCTATTCCACAGATTGCTGCGACTGGTGGAGACCCTTCGCAGATTGTAAGCAAGATTGCTCAGGTCATCAAAGCACGCCAAAAGGGCAGAGCTATTGAGGATGCAATTGAGGAAATCTTTACACCTGAGAATCAAGTTCCTCCTGCTGGGGCTGCCCCCTCTATGGTTGAGCAACCGTCCCCTGCTCCCACAGGCGCTCCGGTAGGAGGCGCTCTTCCAATGGAAGCTGGCGCAGGAGCACCACCAGATATTATGAGTCTTCTCTCTAGCTTAACTGGTAGTGGAGAGGCAAACGCAAGCGTAAGAACTATTCGCCGAAGATAATTTAGGAGGGGACGATGACAACAATTATAGGCGTCGAATATGATGATAAGTCAGTCATCGTTGCTGATAGCCGTATTACTGATGATGGTGGTAAGGTTTATTCACATCCAGTAATGCGTAAAATTACTAAACGCGGAGCCCTGCTTATTGCAGGAGCGGGAGAGGTGGCTCCCTGCGATATAGCCCAGAATATCTGGGTACCACCAGCATTTACGGCAAAAGATAAAAAAGATACTTATCGCTATATGATAGTCAAGGCTATGCCTTCGCTTCGTAAATGCTTAACTGATAATGGTTATAATTTTGATGAATCTCACGACAAAGATAAAGATGGATTAAGATTCCAATTTCTCATCGCAGTTGGTGGCGAACTCTTTGATGTCGACCAAGATTTGGCGGTGATGAAGAGTGGAGAAGGATTCTATGCCATTGGCAGCGGAGGCGCTTATGCCCTTGGCGCTCTTTATGCAGGCGCTGATGCCATCGCAGCAATGGAAGTTGCCGCAAGAGTCAGTGCCTACACAGCAGCTCCCTACCAAGTAGAAGAGCAACCAAAGTGAGTGAGTTCACAGATGCTATTAACAATGCAATGCGAATACTTGCTGAGGAGCTAGAAGATTCAGAAAGTCAGATATGTACCGGATGGGTACTTGTCAGCGAGTGGAGTGACTTCGAAGGTACACGATATTTGATGACAGATGTAAGTGAAAACATGAATCCTTGGTTAGCTAAGGGTATGTTGCTATCAGCGGAAGAATATTCTTATACACCCGAGGAGGATGTAAATGGAAGTAGAGAATAGAGGCGGTAATCGCCCGACTGCACCACAAAACAATCCTAACAACATCGATATCTCTGGTGGACGTGGACAGAACCCAAAGAATATGGAACTAAAGTATCGTGGTATGGGTTATCGCACAACAGGTGAAGTGAATGCTAGCGCTCGCGCAGCTAGGGGCGTTGCTGGTACTGTTGGTGCCGCTACTCCTCCAACTCCAAGAGCTTCTATGGGTGGAGCTACAGCAACACCAGTAGTTCCCATCGGAGCGCCTACACAGTTTGAAGATGAAACAATTTTTTCTGGTAGTAGAGTTCCTGGTGGTTTAGATTTTGCAGAATTAGATTTACCAAAGCAACCAGTCGGCGACCCTGATTTAGATACAGTCATAGCATACTACCCAATCATGCGTTTCTGGGCCAATCAGCCCGATACGCCTCAAGCGACTAAAGATTATGTTCGCTATTTAGGAACCATTATACCTCAATGAGTTCAACACAATGGGATAAGATGGGTAGTATCTACAAAGGTACTTACCCCCAGAACATACCTGGTGCGATTAATAACCGCATTCCGTTCATGCTTGCCAAAGATGCTGCATCTAAGGTACCAGCAAACGCAGGTGACTGGAATGATAGCGTGGAAGACCTACGAGTAAAGGGTCTTGATATCCTCGGAACAGTATTATCACCTGTGGCATGGGCTTTTGGTAAGATTGATGGTGCTACTGATGGTGGATTCTCCAAGCTTTTGTCAGCTGGTTACAAGAATCTTCGTTCAAACTATGCGTTTACTCGTGATGTTGCCGAGAAGAATGCAGCACTCGGCCTACTTTCTGGTGCATTTACCGTAACTGGTGCAGTTGCTGGTGGTGCATTAGGTTTTGCAGTAGGTGGACCAATAGGTGCAGCAGCTGGGGCTAGCCTTGGTGGCTCACTTTATGGTACACTACAGCGCGAAACTGCTCAGACTGACTATGTAAAGAAGACTGCTAACTTCTTGTACCGCGCTTCTAAGTTTGCTGAGACAGATGCTGGGCAAGAAAACTACAATTTCGGTAGAGATGTGGTACGATTCACATCAGATGTTACTGGATGGAAGACTCTTGGAGATACAAGCAAGGGTATTGGTGCAGTTACATCAGGACTTTTGAACTTTGGCTTTGAATTAACAGCCTCACCTGACATTGGTCTAGCCAAAGGTGTAGGCGCCGTAGGTCGTAGAGCTATCGTTGCTCCGATTGACGAGGTTGGCACAGGTATTGTTAGCAAGCGTCTTACTGCTAAAGACTCTATTGAAGCTGCCAAGCGTTTTGAAGCTGACATTGATAAGATTAAACGCACTGCAGCTGGTGAAGTTACAGAATATACACCCGTCTTCCAGCTCTATCGTGAAAACTCTCCAGCCGTAGTAGCCCAGCGTCCAGAGTTCCGCGGAGATATTCAACAAATTGCGGCACACTTGGTAGCAGGACAGAGCGATGATGTCATCTCTCTAGTTCTACGCATTGGTCGCTATGATGATGCAGCTATTAAGGAACTAGATAACCTTAGCGCATCAAAACTTGCTGAGTATACCCGCGTAGACGACGCTATCAAGATAGCTGAATCTGGTGGCATCTCATATATCCAGTACAAGGGACAGCTTATTACCGCTTCAGGGCTGGCACCTAGCGGACTTAACTATCTTAAGAAAGAGCTAGACTCTCTAGCCAAAGAAGTCCAATGGTTTGATGATGCTAACCTAATCAAAGGTTCTATGACTGACAGAACTGTCGGTAAGTGGAGCTGGGTTGAGCGTGTCCGTAACGACTTAGCCAAGGAAAAAGCTGCTCGTAAGTTCGAAGTATCCAAGGCTGGAGTATTTAAAGGTACCCGCGTTGTAGATGACTTTGAGCGCGAGACTAAGCTTGGCGGAGTAATCCAGAGCGTCTATCAGCGTAGCCCATTCTCAGTATTTATACGAGCATTCGATAGAGCAACTGATGATGCTCCTCGTGGAACCATTAACTTCAACGATAGACTCCTAGCTTCTGACAGATTCCGCGCCAACATTCGTGGCGCAGTACGCTCTGGTGCTATCAAGTCTGATGAGGGTATGAAGCTTTACAATGACTTTATTACTGCTGTAGACGAGACTACAAAGTACAACCTAGTCAATACCTACACAACGAAACTTGCAGAGGGACTTGGTAACAAGTATGGCATATCGCCACTTCTGGTAGACCAGGTTCTAAAGAAGTACGATGAACTCCATAGAACTGTACTAGATGAGGTTCGTCAGGCCAAAATGGATAACCGTGGGTATATGATTGCCCCTAATGGTGATGTACTCAAGGACCCACAGCTTATCAGCCAGTTGGCTAACGGTGCATATTTACCTGACCCTAGGCTTTGGGACAAAGCTTTCAAGGCGTACAAGGACAAGTATGGCGAAGAAGCGTCATTCCCTATCAAGGCTGGTATTACATCTAAGTTTGTAACCGATGAGTTCCTTTCCTTGTGGCGTGGATTCACGCTCCTTCGTGCAGGATATCCAGTCAACATTATCCGTGACTCAGCTATCCGTATGCTTGGAGATGGTGCTTTATTCCCAGCACTTAAGATTCTAGGTAGCGATGTATTGCATTCAATTACCAATACATCCAACACAGCAGCTAAACTAAAGAGCGCTGTAGGTGCACCTAACCCAGTAAAGAACCTAAAGAATATCCGTGAGGATATCTATAATCGTAATGTCGCAGCTGAAGCATTAGAAAGAGCCCTTGTTGACGCAGGTGTTGACTTAACCCTACCGTTGACTAAGGTTCCTGCTATGTACCAGAGTAGCGTAAAGAACCTCAGTGACTTGAAGGCTACACTTACTGCCCTTAGAACACAAGAAGCTGCTATTGTAGCCAAGACTCCGCCAGTAAAGCGTGTCTCTAGAGACTCTATTACAGTTCAGGGGTATGACTTCCCGGCCGCTTCTGCTGGTCGTTTTGGTGATATCAGCATGCAGCAACTACGCATGAAGGACGATATCCGCCGTGCACTAGCCTCGCTTCGTGAGGTTGAGACAGGTAATCTACGCCGTAGCCGTACAGGTAGCCGCTCTATTACCCCGACAGAGAACGAACAGCTACATTTAATCTCATGGGAAAAGATTCTAAAAGACCAACTAGGCAACGACGTAGTAGCCCGCAAAATTATGGAGGGCGCAACTAAGGCTGAAGTCGTAAGATTCCTTCGTACAAGTACTGAGGGTCAGAACTACCTAGCCCGTATGGGTGATACTCCTGGCATGGCTAAGGAAGTATACTCCCGTGTAGCCAATGTAATCAAGCAATTTGCCCCTAGCGCACAGCTACATAAAGAGATTCTAGATGGCACAGTATCGGTAGATAGCCTGCGTCGCCTATACCCAGATGTCAATCAGCGCCCTGTCGTATTGACTGACTTAGTAGAAGACATGCTAGGATTCAGCACTCCTTACCAAAAGGGTAAGCAGTTGCTCCAGGATTCAGTAGCATGGTTAGCAACAGCTCCTACTACTAAGTTGATGTATGCCCCATACTTTGCTTTCAAGTACCAGCATAAGCTACAAAAACTTGTGCACCTTGCTACAATACAAGGTAAGAACTTAACTCTCAAGGATAAGCAGGAATTCGAACGCCTAGCTAGAAGCTATGCTATCAGCGAATACCGCAACAAGCTTAACTCTTTCCATAGGGACATGAACTATACTGGTCTTGTCAACTATGCTATCGCCTTCTTCCCTGCTATTGTTGAGCAGTTCCGTGCCTATGGTCGTATTACTCTAGAGCACCCAGACTTTTTGCTCAAGGCATATGCTATCAAGACTTTGCCTGAAAGAGTATTCGAAGTGGGCGAAGACCCACTATCTCAACAGCAATATGTTGAGGTAGAACTTCCAGTCCTAGGACTCACAGGTAGACTTCCAGTTGACTGGTTCAACCCATTCAACCCTACGGGTTCAACCTTGATTGGTGCAGGTCCACTGCTATCAGCCTCATGGAACGAGTATGTAACTCGTATCGGTGGCGAGAGTGCTGTTGAAAAGAAGATTACAAACTGGATTCTACCATTCGGAGCTCAAGCTAATTCAGTAAATGCCTTGCTTCCAAATACTATACGCCGTATTTCGCAAGCAGCCTTTGCTGCAGCAGGCGGGGGTGGCGGACCATCTCAGTTTAATAAAGATGTTAATATGTTCATGCGTCAAGCTATGGCTGACTATATTGACCAGAACGACAAGAATCCAACAGGTATTGAGCTCGGTAATCTAGTCGAACAGTCAGAAGATAGAGCGCTATTGATGGCAGTACTACGCGTAGTATCTGCGTTTACATCACCAGCGCAGCCACGCTATGTTACTGCACTTCAGCCATTTGCTGATGAGTTGACAAGAATGCGTACGGCTGACCCTATCAATGGTGAAGAAGACTTCATCTACATGAACCCAGATTTATTCTTCCTAGCAGATAGCCTATCTAACTCATTGGCTGGACTACGCTCAGATGATACAGCAGTAAGCTTGGTAAAGCGCAATCCAGATATGCTAAAGGATTTAGTATCTATCGCAGGAGAGGATAATATATCTATCCTCGGTGCTATATTCAACGACGATGACTATGCTTTCTCCTCAAGAGCTCAGGCTTATCTAGAGTCCTCTAAGATACCATTTATCAATAAGACTTTCAAAGAATACGGAGCCCCACTAGAGGGTGCTCGTAACTCTATCGTTAGTAAGGGATGGCGTGAATGGACTCGCTTCATGGATACCCTACGCCAAGAGGTACGCGATGGAGACCCATCGTATAATCCTAATCGTGGCTACGGTGCACGAGTTGTAGATTATTATAAGGAACAATATCTAGCAGAGCAAGCTGAAAAGAATCCACTATGGTACGAAGAGTACATTGGTGGCGGAGGATATGGCAATACTCGCCAGCATCGTCTGGTTGATTCCCTCAGCTATGCCCTCAATGATGACAAGATGTGGAAAGACTTATCACAGAACCCACGCTGGTATGCTGTGATTCAGTACCTTAACTTCCGCTACGATGTCAATGGCGAGCTGAACAGACTAGGAACTACTATCGATTCTAACGCAGCTAGATTTTTGCGTGAAGATGTGAATGAGTTTGTGGATAGCCTAAAGCGTCAGAGTCCTGACTTCGGATTATTCTACGAAAGATATTTTGCTAATGATAAATTCGACTATGTTTATGGAGGCTAGTGGTGGCAGATAGAACATACAAGCAATGGTTTGACTACCACTATAAAAAGCTTAAGAAAGAAATGCCTGATAAGTCAGATTCAGTAATCAAGATGTTGGCTGGAGACCAGGCTCAGCGTTCTTTTAATGCTCAACAAACATCTAGGGCACAAGCTTCAGCAGCAGGTATAGCTCAATCAGCAACCACTCCTCGTGTAGGTCCGGGTGCTACATCTGCCCCAGTTCCTAAGCCTACCCCCACTCCAGTTCAAAAACGTCCTGGCGTATTAGGTCCGACTCCAGCACCTACGACCACTCCTGTAGTTACTGGTTCAACAACTGGCGGTGTATCATACAATGATAAGATTGTTGCTCGAATCAAGGCTACCGGTGCTATTGCAACTAGCGGTATTACAACTACCAAGAGTGGAAGATTAGACTGGGTAGACTTCTTGCCAACCCTGGATAATCAGGACTACATTAGGCTTCAAAAGGTTCTAAAAGATTTAGGTTATACTGTAAAAAATAAAGCTCAGATAGATTACCTTTTGTCAACTGAATTCCAGAACTTATTCCCAGCTAAAGACGTAGATACCCTTGTATCAGAATTGAATAAGTTTAAACTCCCAGGAGCTGGAGAAGAAGCAGAGCTTCCACTTCGTCAGATACCTGCAATTGATAGAGGCTCTCTAGTCAATCTATCTCGCAAGGTAGCTGATGCCGTATTGATGATGGGTCAATTGACGCCTGAGTTAGAAAAGCAAGTTGTCGATGAGTGGATGGCGGATGCTAAGAAGGGCACCGTTACCATGCCGACCAAAAAGGTACGTAATCCCAAGACTGGCAAACTAGAGAATGTTGTAGAAACTAAACGAGCATTTGATGAAGAAACAGCTGTACTTGACTTAACTGAAAGACTGAAGCAGATGTTCCCTGACCAGTATGAACTGGCAAGCGGCATTGGCTTCGCAGCTGATATTAAGAAGATTCTAGCAGGAGGTCAGTAGTGGCAGAAGATACAAATGTTAATCTAGATGCCGAAACAGCAGCCCTCGTTGCTATGATTATAGCACTTAAGGATATTGATGATAACCTTAAGAAAGCTTACGAAGAGTACATGAAGCCCACCCGCAATATGGCTGTCATTATTGGGCTTGTAAAGAATAGCAAGTTCTATCAGGACTTCAATGCCCTTGCTCGCACCCGCAGAATTACTCAAGCTGAACAGCCTGGCGTATACGCTCAGGATAAAGAGAAGTACAAGACTGAACAGAAGAAGCGTCTTGCTGCCGCTGGGATTGCTTGGAATACTGATGTTGAAAAGCAAGTAGAGAGTGCATATGACCTAGCCCTTGATGACGATGTACTTGATAAACTCATTGTCGCTACTGGTAAGTTTGGTAAGATTACCGGCGCCGCTGGTGCAACTGTTGAAGACTTGCAAGACTTTGCTAACTCTTATGGCGTTGGCTCTTTGTATGACCAGAAGTACTGGGATGAACAAAGACGAGACATGTTCCTTGGTGTCACTAATGCTCAGAAGATTCAAGAGGATATTAAGCAAAGAGCAATCGATGCCTATCCTGCTTGGGCTAAAGGATTCAATGAGAATAAGTCGCTCAATACCCAGGCCGGATGGATTAAGTCTTTAGTTGCACAGCAATTAGGGATTGACCCAAATTCATTAACATTTGATGACCCAACTGTTGCGCCATTTTTGAATTATAAAGACCCTAAGAGTGGACAACAGGTTATTCCATCCTTACTAGATGTGCGAACTCAGACGCGTACTAAATACTTTGACCAATTTGCACAGACTCCAGAAGGTAGGTCCTACATGGACGGACTCACTGTTAAAGTTCTACAAGATATGGGGCTAATCTAATGACAGTAGAAGAAGCGAAAGCAGCATTAGCTGAGGCGGAACTAGCAGTAGCCAATGCCAAAGGTAAAGGCGTGTCTGCTGCAGTAGCAGCTAGTAAACAATTAAGCGCTGCACGTAGAGCACTTGCTACAGCTGAAAAAGCAGAGGCTGCGGGAGTAAATGTTAGCGGCCTATCTCGTTCTGAGCAACTCTCTACCATTCGTCAAGCTGAATACACTACAGCTCAAGAAGAAGCGGGCAAAGGAGAAAAGCCTACTGTACCACCAGAAGATGAAAATTATACATACGATTATGTATGGCGCCCAGAACCAGGTGGGCGTGGTGGATACTGGAACCTAGTAAGATATCAAAAATTTGCGACTCCAGTTAAAGTAGATACCGGCGCTAAGAATGTTTATGCTGGTGACGGAAGTCAGGGTAATCCATTAACTCTAGATGGGAAACCATTTAGCGGAAATTATAATGGTAAGAATTATATTAATGGTATATTACAAGAACCTTCCGGAGATACTGGCTACAAGGTAGTCAATGGAGTTCTTACATTTAATGGACAACCATTTACTGGAACATACAATGGTCAGACATATGAAAATGGAAAACTTAAAGTTTCCAGCAGTGGAAATAATCAAGGTAATGGAAAAACAATCACTCGTACGGAGTATATCGGCGAAGGCGCAAACCGTATCCTTAGAACTTATTACTCGGATGGCACAACATCTGATGCCCCAGCGCCCGTAACTGTTGCATCTACTGCCAATGTTATGACTGCAGGACAGCAAGACATATACTCAATTATGCTAGCTAGGTTGAACCAGTATAATCTTGGCGCACTAGCTCCGCTTATCCGTGATTTGGCAATTAAGGGTGCTACAGAAGCTACTATCATGCTACAGCTTTCCGAAGAGCCATTATACAAGGAGCGCTTCAAGGCTAATGAAACTCGTAAACAAAAGGGACTGTCAGTACTGACTCCGTCACAATACCTCAGCCTAGAAGATGACTATCGCCAGGTATTAAGAGCCTATGGCTTGACTCAGTTTGATAACGATGCTTATGTATCTCAGTTCCTAGCTAACGATGTGTCAGTCTCTGAGCTATCTAATCGTGTAGTTACTGCAGTACAGCGAGTCCGCAATGCTGACCCAGCTGTATCTAATATGCTTAAGAACCTATACGGTATTGGTCAAAACGATTTAGTTGCCTATGTACTTGACCCACAACAGCAGTTCCAGAAGATTGAGCGTCAGGTTGCAGCCTCTGAGATTAGCGTTGCTGCTGCACGCCAAGGCTTTAACATTGGAGCTACAGTTGCCGAGCAGTTGGCAGCACAAGGAATCAGCCAAGCAGAAGCTCAGAAGGGTTATGCTACAATCGCTGATGTCCTACCAACAGCTGAGAAGCTATCTGATATTTATGGCGGACAACTTGAAGAGTACCGTCTACCAGAAGCAGAGCAAGAAGTATTTAATCAACTTGCATCTGCACAACGCAAGCGTACAGCCCTAGCGGGACGTGAGCTTGCTGCATTCTCCGGACAATCTGGAGTGGGAAGAACTTCCTTAACTCAACAAACCGGAGGACAATTCTAGAATCCTGAGCGGACCTATCGGCCCCGCCAGTGTAACAGACCGATAGTAGGAGCCAGCCTGTTTCCCCGAACAGAACTGTGGCCTACGAACTAACTACGAATAGAAGGGTGGAACGTTGCTATGAGCAACAACTACTGGGATGAAGAAGACGACGACCTAGATACTCCGGAGCAGTTCCCTAGCGATGGAAGCGACTTACTAAAGAAGCTTCGTAAAGCTAAGCGTGCTGATGAAAAGAGAATTAAGGAACTCACTGAGCAACTTGAGACATTTACCAAGGCGCAGCGTGAGCGACTCGTGCATGAAATCCTAGAAAAGAAGGGTGTGAATAAGAAAGCAGCACGCCTTGCAATGAAGGACTTGGATGATGTTAACGAGGAGTCAGTTAATCGCTGGCTCGATGATAACGCAGACTTGTTTGGAGTGCAAGTAGCTGACAGCGCACCTAATCCAAACGACCTAGCGGCTCTACGCCAACAGGACGTAATTACACAAGGTGCAATCACACCGGAGCAAGGAATGAATCTAGACCAGAGGCTAGCGCAAGCTCAGTCACCTGATGAGATTCTAGCAATCCTACGCTCACAATAATATCCGTTCATAGTCTAGGAGACTAAAACTAATGTCAAACCAATATACATCAACCGCGAGCACATCGCTCGGTGGTTCCGTTGGTGGCGCTGGTCTCGTACAGAAGGCGTATGACCGTCTTCTCGAGTTCGCTCTCCGTTCCGAACCCCTACTTCGTTCGGTCGCGGACAAGCGTCCAGCTCGCCAAGCAATCCCAGGTTCAACAGTAGTCCTACAGCGCTACGTTGACCTTGACCAGAAGACATCAACTCTAACTGAGACAACAGACCCAGATGCAGTTGCATTGTCAACCCCAACATCAGTTACCATTACTCTTAACGAGTATGGTAATGCAGTACTCGTAACCCGTGCACTTGAGTTGTTCTCACTTGCAGACGTAGACCCAGCTATTGCAAATATCGTTGCATACAACCTAGCTGACTCTATCGACGCAGTTGTAGCTACAACCCTCATCGGCGGAACAAACGTAATTTACGGCGGTGCTCGTACTTCTACAGCAACCATCACTGCATCTGATACAATCGACTCAGCTGACATCCGCAAGGCTGTTGCTAAGCTCCGTGCTAATAAGGCCAAGGCTCGCCGTGGTTCTTACTACTGGTGCGGTATCCACCCAGAAGTTTCACACGACCTCCGTGCGGAGTCAGGAAACCTCGGCTGGAACTTCGTCCATGCACAAAGCAACCCAGCTGTCAACAACATCTGGGCAGGAGAAATTGGAGACTACGAAGGTGCATTCTTCGTTGAGTCCTCACGTATCCCATCTGCTAAGGAAGGCGCTGACCAGACTGCTCTCGCTACAACCGCTGTAACCGTTGCTGGTACCTCAGCTGGCTTCACCATTGGTGTTGCTTCAAGCTCTGTTATCGCACAGCGTGCAGAAGTTGGCGATAAGATTGCTGCTACCGGAATTGCTTCTGGTGCTAAGATTGCTGCAATCAGCACAACTGGAAACACAACCACAATTACAATGACTGCTGCTAACTCAGGCGCTGTTGCTGAAGCTGCAACCGTCACGGTTACACCAGTAACCCGTGTATTCGATACTCTACTCTGCGGACAGCAAGCACTTGCTGAGGCTGTTGCAGAAGAGCCACACATCGTTATCGGTAACGTAACCGACAAGTTGATGCGCTTCCGCCCAATGGGCTGGTACGGCGTACTCGGCTTCGCTCGCTACCGTGAAGAAGCGTTGTATCGCATCGAAACTGGTTCTTCAATCGCTGCTAAGTAGTTGATTGACTGTCGGGCAGGGGCAACCCTGCCTGATGGTGAGTCCACTAAGGAGGACAGATGGCTAACTGGCTATTCAAAACACCGACGGTTCAAGAAGGACCGGCAGGGGAACACCGCCTATTCTACTTCTATAAACTTGACCGTGGTATTACAATAGCTATGGATACAGATGGTGAATGGATTCAGATTCGCTATGCTGTAGATGACGAGCTACCCGACTACCCTGTAGTTTATGCTGGTGGCTATAACCATGTAGTAGATGATGCGACTAAGGCGTCGCTTATTGCAGGCGATGTTGGAGTTACGGAGGCTAACTTTACAGCACTATGAAACATTGGGAATATCATCCAGAGTTTGTGGACGGCTGCTTCGGGTGTAAGGGGATGTCCATACAAATGAACGCAGGAGATGCGGATAGTCGACGAGTTCTGCCGACTAAGAAATTCAACAAAGAATTGGATGCCTACAAAGAGGCGAGAGCCCAAGGCATTCAGCCGAATGGAACTTCTATGGCGAAGATTCAAGAGGCGGTTAAAGCTAGTGAGACATTAGGCAGACCATATGATGGTGGCAAGATGCCTCCGGCTAAAGCAATCGACAAAAAATCAGCAGCAATAATGAAAGAACTAGGAGTATAACTATGCCAATGGTAGGCGCTAAGAAGTTCCCATACACAGCCAAGGGTAAGAAGATGGCTAAGATGGAAGAGATGAAGATGGCAGCAAAGAAGAAGGCTGCTAAGAAGCCAGCTAAGAAGATGGCTAAGAAGAAGTAACATGGCAGGCAAAACAAGAATTGGGCCATTGTCTCGAGTGGGCTCTTATCTAGGCAATGTTGCTAAAGAAGCTGGTGAATTTGGTCGAGCATGGTCTGCTGCTGATGAAGCACAGAACCAGGTTGGACCCGGAGCAGACAAAGCTTCTCTCCGTGCTAATAAAAAAGCAAAAGCTGAGCAAGGACAATTCCTAGGTGCAGTATTCCAGGGCCGTCGCTATAACAAGAAGGGCCAACAGCAATGAAGAAGGCAGCAGCTAAAAAGAAAGTTGCCAAGGTTATGCGCGAGTTCAAAAAGGGCGAGCTTAACATTGGTAAGTCTTCCAAGAAAGTCAAATCCAAAAAGCAGGCAGTTGCTATCGCCCTATCTCAAGCAGGTATGGCTAAGAAGAAAAAGAAGTAATGTCTTCGGGAAAGTATAAGCCGCATCGCAAGTTCAATCCAATCCAGATTAAGGATGGCTATGTAGTGCGGCTTAGAAAAGATGGCAGAATCAAAGCAGTACTAGGAAAGTATGGTGAATATGGAAAGCAGAAAGCGTGACCCACGCTTAGCTCGTGCAGGTGTCTCTGGTTTCAATAAACCAAAGCGTACCCCTAATCACCCTAAGAAGTCACATGTAGTTGTGGCTAAAGTAGGGGACAAAGTAAAGACCATCCGTTTCGGTGAGCAAGGTGCTAAGACTGCTGGTGCTCCTAAAGCTGGAGAGTCTGACAGAATGAAGAAGAAGCGTGCATCTTTCAAGGCACGCCATAGTAAGAACATTGCCAAAGGCAAGATGTCTGCTGCTTATTGGGCTGACAAGGTTAAGTGGTAATGTCATACACAAACCCTGCGCTTCGTGAGCGCATTAAGAATAAGATTATGGCTAGCAGTAAGGGCGGCAAGCCCGGCCAATGGTCTGCTCGCAAAGCACAACTTGTGGCACAGGAATACAAGAAAGCTGGCGGTGGCTACTCTGGTAGCAAGACTAGCAAGCAGAAGTCTTTGTCTAAGTGGACTAAAGAAAAGTGGGGAACTAAATCAGGTAAGCCTAGCACCCAAGGTGAGAAGGCAACTGGCGAGCGTTACCTACCAAAGGCAGCAAGAGAGAAACTTTCTGCTTCCGAGTACGCTAAGACATCTGCCAAGAAGCGTGAAGATATGCGTAAAGGTAAACAATTTTCTAAGCAACCAAAATCCATAGCAAAGAAAACGGCAAGGTATAGATAATGGCAACAGGCACAGCAGGTAGTTCATTTACTAGCGAGCTTAATCGCTTAGCTAATGGTGGGACATATCCAGCAATCTCGGCATACCTAGCACCGACCCAAGCTGCAAATGTTTATGCAGGAACTACTGGTCTTGCCCTCATTGCTGCACTGAATAAGAAAGCAGACGCTAACCGTCAGCCTAATGAATACAAGGCTATGGGTGGTATCTGCAACGAACTAGCCGGAACAACTGGCTTATCACCAAGCGACGCCCTAAGGAGCATCAACCTGTGACAACAACTTTTGGCCAGATGGTAGATGAGGTTCTAGTAAACCTCTCAGGCTACACCTATCAGCAAGACAGGAGCACATACCTGACTTCTGCTGTAACCACACTCACTTCCCCTAGTTCATCTCCAACAATCCTAAGCCTAGGCTCTACTGACAATGTAGGCAAGGGTACGATTGAAGTTGACGATGAGCTTATGTGGGTTGACTCATTTGACCGTGTTGCCAATACTGCAACCATTTCTCCCTATGGTCGTGGCTATCTAGGAACAACTGCTGCTACACACGCACTTGATGCCAAGGTTACTATATCTCCTATCTTCCCTCGCTACTCAGTGAAGAAGGCAATCAATGATACTATCTCCGCTGTAGGTACAGCGCTCCTTGCTGTCAAGCAGACAACCTTTACATTCAATCCAGCTGTAACAACATATGAATTTGAAAATCTAAACATTGAAAATATCTTGACAATGATGTGGCAAGATATTGGTCCTTCCAAAGAATGGATTCGTGTCCGTCGCTGGGACTTTGACCCGTTCGCAGATGTATCAACATGGGGCAGCGGAAGTCAAACTGTAACTATTGGTGACTACATTACGCCAGGACGTACAGTAAAGGTGATGTACACTTCACCTCCAGATAATCTAGTAAACGCATCTGATGTCTATGAGACGGTAACGGGACTACCTAGCTCATCTAAAGATGTTATCATCCTAGGCGCAGCATACCGACTACTTGCTTACCTAGACCCAGCACGTGCCTCTCAGATTAGCCCACAGGCTGATGAGATTGATGCTCGCCGTACCTTTGGCTCAGCTAACTCTGCAGCACGACAACTATTTGCGCTATACACTCAACGCCTCAATGAGGAAGTAAAAGCGCAGCAAGGTAAATATCCAACACGAGTTCACTACACCCGATAGGAACATAGATGACAACACGCCAATACTCGTCCCGCTCGCAGCAGACTACACTAACTGGTGCCATTACTTCTGGCTCTACTTCCATCACGGTTGTATCAGGTACCGGACTCCTAGGTGGTGTAACAATCCCAGCTGGCAGAACTTTTACTTTGGTTCTAGACCCAGATACGGCGATTGAAGAAATTGTAGATGCCACGGCGGTATCTACCAACACCTTTACAATCACTCGTGCAATTGATGGCTCCTCCGCTCAAGACCATTCCGCTGGCGCAGTAGTGCGCCATATGGCTATTGGTCGTGATTACCGTGATGCCAACCTACACGCAGAGGCTGAGGCTTCTTATAATGATGGTGGTGGCAATGCCCACTCAATGCACGGCATTGCTGCTGGTGAGGGTGTTGTTGTCGGTACACTTAAGACTCAGACGCTGACAAACAAAACTCTTACAGCGCCAACAATCTCTGACCCAGTCTTTACTGGAACACCAACTGCTCCTTCTTCTATCGTCTTTGAAGGAACCAACGCAGACCCTTATGAAACTACTTTAACCGTAGCGGAACCAACTCAAGACAACACAATCACCTTGCCTGACACAACAGGTACAGTAGTCATTGCTACAGCAACACAGACTTTGACCAATAAAACTTTGACAAGCCCTGTAATATCAGGTACGCCAGTAATTACAGGTCTGTCCTCAGCAGGTATGGTTGCTTCCTCTGCTACCCCTAAAGATTATGTAGATGCCATCCTAGGCTCTGCAACGGCTGCAGCAACCTCAGCAGCATCGGCTGCTACAAGTGCTGCCTCTGCCGCTACAAGTGCCTCTAGCGCCTCTACAAGCGCTTCTAACGCCCTAACTAGCGCCAACAGTGCATCTACCTCAGCCACAGCAGCAGCCACCTCTGCAGCCTCTGCAGCGACTTCTGCTACGGCAGCGGCTACCAGTGCTACTAGCGCTGCAGCCAGTGCAACTACGGCTTCTAACTCTGCTTCTGCAGCAGCCACATCGGCTACTTCGGCTGCTACTTCAGCCTCATCTGCTTTAACTTCGGCTAACAGTGCTAGCACATCTGCTACCTCTGCTGCTAACTCAGCAACTGCTTCGGCTACATCAGCAAGCGCTGCTGCTACCTCTGCTACATCTGCTGCTGCTAGCGCTACCGCTGCAGCAACAAGTGCTGCTAGTGCAGCAACATCTGCATCATCTGCTCTGACCAGTGCCAACTCTGCTGCTGTATCTGCAGCAAGTGCTGCTGCTGCTGTCGCAGCATCCTTTGATGCTAAGGGAGATTTACTGGTAGGTACAGGGGCAGGAGCCTTTGACCAACTAACAGTTGCAGCAACTAATGGCTACATCTTAAGTGTCAACTCAGCCACCGCAACAGGACTTGAGTGGAGCCCAGCCAATGCTGGTGACATTACTTCAGTCACAGCGGGCACAGGTTTAACAGGAGGCGGAACCGCTGGGGCGGTAACAGTATCTCTTGATACTACTAGCGTATATGTAGTACCTAGCCAAGCAAGCCAGTCAGGTAAATACTTGACTACCAATGGTAGTGTTGCATCGTGGGCAACTGTAGATGCTCTACCATCACAGACTGGAAACAACGGAAAATATTTGACCACAGACGGAACAACCGCTTCGTGGGCAGTCATTACAACAGACCCAACACCAACCGCGTTGATGCTCGGTGGAATGTAACTTAAGGAGAAATAAATGCCAACAACCTATAAAGTCCTTGGGCAATCAAACCCATCGGCAACAACAGCAACAACCCTATACACAGTACCGTCTACTACTCAGACTATTGTTAGCACCATTACAGTATGTAACCAAGCAGCAACTGCTGGTACTTACCGCATTGCAGTGCGCCCAGATGGAGCATCTCTAGCAGCACAGCACTATGTCGCATACGACATCAGCCTACCTGCTAACACATCAGATACTCTGACTCTTGGACTAACACTTGGTGATACCGATGTAGTTACTGTCTATGCCTCATCTGCTAACTTCTCATTTAATGCTTACGGAAGCGAGTTATCTTAATGTCTACAGGAAGATTAGGTGCGGGTGATACCGCAATACAACCTACCATCCTTGATGCTAAGGGTGACTTAATTGTTGCCACTGCAGCAGATACGCCTGCTCGTCTGGCTGTGGGTACGAATGGCTATGCCTTACTTGCCGATTCTACTCAGGCTACAGGAGTTAAATGGGGTGCTGCAGGAAAGTTACTACAAGTTGTAAATGCTGATACAAATTCTGCTGTAACATCATCATCAACAACTTATGTTGATACAGGCTTAACAGCAAGCATTACCCCATCATCAACATCAAGTAAAATTTTAGTTACTGTTCATCAATCATATAACATTCCAACTTCTGGTAATGGTATGGGCATTAAATTAGTACGAGGAAGCACAGATTTAAGAACACACGGTAGTTATGTGGGTTATACTGCTGCTGGTGGTGAAGTTATTACTGGTCACTTTTCAATTTCATATTTAGATTCGCCAAGTACTACATCTTCAACAACATATAAAACTCAGTTTGCTAGATTAACAGGTTCTTCAAGTGCGTCAGTAAATAACTTTAGCATTTATTCATATATAACATTGATGGAGATAGGTGCATAATGACAACAGGAGCACAAGTATTAGAGACACTCATACCACAAGGTGGATGGGCAATTTATGGCGATACATACGAAGGTATCCAATTCTTGGAATGTGAGCCAATTACCAAAGAACAATTTGAAGCAGGTTTTGCACAAGTAGAAACAGCAAAGGCACAAGCCGAAGCAGAAGCAGCAGCCAAGAAAGCAGCAGCCGAAGCCAAACTAGCAGCCCTTGGACTGACAGCAGATGATTTGAAAGCCCTTGGATTGGGAGGAAACTAGATGGCAACAGGAAGAATAGGT